TCCACCTGGTCGTCGTGTCCCCCGTTGGGGAAAGCCGTCATCTCGTCCCGATAACCGTCCGTCCAGGGTGCATCTATCACTCGAACATTGCCCGCTGCGCACTGATCTGCGAAAGGGTCTGCACGGGTCTCTTTGTCGCCTCTCGGAGCCACCACCTCTACACGGTGGCCTGCCAGCTTTTTTACTATCGCATCGGTCACCTCAACAGCCAAGCCAACACCCCGCTCGATGTAGGTCTTGATCCTGTCACCATACCGCTCTCTGTCGCGGGATGCCGTCGCAAGGATATGCTCGTTTCGCTCGTTTGGCGACCACTGTCCATGCTGCACATCTACCACCCAGAACAGCCCGTCATCGCTGCGCGTCATCAGCACGCCTGCGGAGTAGTCAGCGCTTGCGCTCTTGCTCCCGCCCAAGTCCCAGAACCTCACCCAGCGATTCGTTCCAGATGGTGCTACTGACACTACTGGCAAACCCTCGTACTTGAAGAGATTTCCCTCGCGCATCTTCGGGTCTTGCTGATACACCGCCTGGAAGAGGAACGGGTTGAGCCGCTTGCGGTCTTCCAGTGTCTGGCGGCTGAACCGCTCCGGCCAGAGTGCATCACCGATCTGGCGTGGTGGGTGCTTCGCGTTTGGCTGTATCTGCCTCAGTAGCCGATGCTCTTCGTCGGGGTCTTCGCAGATGGCGGGAATCTTGACGACCTCCCACTCGCTTGCTTCTCGCTTTAACAGTCTGCCAGCAAGATCGTCAGCGTGCCAGCGAGTCATGATGATGAGCTTGCGCGTGCTGTCATGGGTGCGAGTGAGGAAGTCCGAGAAGTACCAGTTCCACACCATCTCCCGCACCGCCTTCGAGACTGCCTCGACATAGCCCTTAATCGGGTCATCAATCAGGCCGACATCGCTTGCCTTGCCAGTGATCCCGCCACCTACGCCAGCACACACATATCGGCCCCGCCGCCCAACAACCTCGAACTCGTCGTTGTTCCGTAGCCAAGAGCCAGACACCGTTCGGATGTTGCGTCCATTAAGCATCGTATCGGGGAACAGCCTGCGATACTCGGGGCTATCAATCGTCCGCTGTATCTCTCGGTTCATCCCTTGTATAAGGTCTGCTGCGTAGCTGGAGTGGACGACCTTTAGATCGGGGTTGTGGCCGAACATATAGGCGGGGAACCGCCTGCTTATTAGCTCTGACTTGCCGTGCTGCGGTGGGATGAAGACCATGAGGTTTTTCATCTCACCACGTCGCAACCGATCCAGCGTATGACAAAGAACTTCGTGGAACCACGCGGGGCGATACTCAGGGTTGACATAACGAACAAACGCCAGCATCCCCGTTCGCGCTTGTCTCCGCGTAACAAGCTCCATGGCTGCCGCTTTCTTGGTGACCTGCGGCGCGGCCTCTCTCAATAGCATAAAACGCCTGAATCACATCTTCAACCTTGATACTCGTCATGCACTCCGTTGGCTGCGATAGACTGCACGTGTTGCCTCGTCCAAAGCCTCGCGCCACATGGAAGTTGCATGGAAGTTGGCAGCTACTTGGCTTGCCACGGACTATCTGGAGAAGCCTTGCACTGCACTGCTGTCGCCTTATCCCCTCGATCACAACGCTTGCGCCTGTCGGCCCCATAAGTGCGACAGTTGGTCGGCCAAGAGCAACAGATAGCGCAAGCACCCCAGTATCTACCGACACCACAACGCTCGCGTTGCGTACCATCTCGATCAAGCCCCATACATCTTCCGCTACTTCAGATCCTTCGTCGGCCTTGCCAACACTGCGAACCCGCTTGTACCCGAAGCTGCTGCCAGCCTGACGAAGTGCGCTCAACAACTCGTACCTGTGCGGGTAGTCTCGCCGTTCGTTTGATGCTGTCAGCGCAACCAACACGTAAGCCCAGTGACCATAGCTTGGCGCACTTGGCAGACACAACGCTTTGCGATAGTCAAAGAGCGATCTCACGTCAAGAGCTACTCCGATAGCATCCGCAAACTGCGTCACACGATCCTTTGGCGATGCTCCACTTGTCTCCTCATCATGGTACAAGCACCACTGCGACAAAGCGAACACCTCACCGAACTCTTGGCGCAATCGCGCCACCATTCCGAACTGCTCGCCCCCATACGTCCGCACGTCCAGACCTATCGCTTGCCAGTATCGCGATCGCCACATTGGCACACGGAACGGGGCTGTGTAGATCGTGACCTTATAGCCATCCGCGATCTTCTGCGCGATCCCCGGCATACTGGCAACGTCATCACCGATGCCGTTCTCCCACATCAATAACGCGACCTTCTTGGGGTCTCCTACGCCTTGTGTGACGTGTCGCACGTGATGCCGCATTAACCCCTGTCCTCCGATGCTGCGATCGCCATCAACTCAGCATCACTAAGGTCTTGTACTGTCTGGTGCTGCACGGGGCCGCCGTTCGCCCCCGTCACCTCTAACCTCTGTAACCGACGGAACGCCGGGTGGTGCGCTTCCAGCAGCCTCTCCATAAGCCGATCACTGTACTCTCTGACAGACCCCTCCTGCGCCCCGCCCTGAAACACTGGGCGGTCAACACCCTCGACAGCGCGTCGCCACGCTTCCTCCATCAGCGCGTCCGAAGCCTCGGAGATAGCCTGATCCCAACGGTCAGAGAAAGGCCCGTTCTCCGATCTACGCTTGTACGCCGTGGCTCTCTCTATCCCCGCTGCGGCGCACGCTTCGGTGACGTTCGCCCTTTTGGAGAGTATCCCCAAGAACGTCGCCTCCCAAACTCGAGGCCGGCGTAACGGCTCCCGCGCCTGTGTAGCGTCAACCTCTGTCAACTTGCGGCGTGGCATCATTCCCCCGTGACCATCAGTGCAGAGAGCTTGAAAACCTCTTGCATCACTTCTTCTCACTCCCTGTCGTTGCGTCCTTCGCGAACAGCCCGACCACAAAAAGCGCGACAGAGATGATCCCCGTCTGCACTTCCGGTGGTATCTCTACGATCCCAAGCGCCTGTATCACCGTGGCCAAACCAGCGATTATCGCTCCAGTCGTCGTCTTCCAGTTACCCATATTGAACCCTCTGATTGTCTGTAATAGGTCAATGATCTTTAACGCTGCCTGTATCTCGTCCCATAGGGATAGCTTCACCTCCCAATCACCGACAGGGTCACTCTTTATCTCGGTGAGTGACGGAAACGCTGGGGGTTGGGCTGGCGGGATCTGAATCGCTTCCGGCGGCCTAAGTGCAGCCTCTTCGATTGGAGTCCAGTATCTCTCGGGGTCGTGATTCATGTCAGTTCAGGTTGACTGCGTACAGCGCACCACTCTTGCCGATCCCTCCCCAGAGGTTGAGGTGGAGCAACCGTAGTCGCAACTCCGCACCTACCTCTACAGCGGATATGACGACGCTGAAAACGAACACGCCCCCAGTAGGAGATGATAAGCGATCAATCGCTTTGAGGGCATCTTCTCCCATACCGTACACCGCTTGCTCGACGATAGCCGCATAGAGCGATGTCACCATCAGCGACCCCAACCGAAGAGTACCGAGCAGATCACGATAGCATAGAACAGGAGCATCGCGATAACCGCCAGAAGGTTGATGAATCGCTCGGTGGTCATCACCACTCCCGCTTTGGCCCTGTGTCCAGATGGGTGAAGTTTGGGTAGCTCCCAAGTCCGCCCCTGTGTGGGCCGAAGATGCGCCCAGCACGGATGTCGGCCTGCACCTTCTGTGGGGCCAACCCATTCACAACGAAGTCAGCCGCTGTGCCTTTACAGTGCTGCGAGTGCTTCGCCCCGTTGATCCGTCGGTTATACTCCGGTGTCCGGTAGCCGCTATTGATCGTGACGGGCGCGTTGTAGTACTCCCTGACCTTATCCAGAAGCTCTACCGTCTCGGTAGAGATCAGAATCAGATCAGAGCCATCGCGGCACGCGAACTCCTTCACCTTGAAGTGCTTGCCGATATTCTTATCGCCATCGGCAGCAAGAGAAAACGTCTGGACTGGCATTGCTGCCTCCGATATAGACTGTGTGTGGTGGCGAAACGATGGGGGCAAAAGAAAAGAGGATGGCGATCCGATGATGCCTTTTGCACCCCATCGAATCGCCTACACAATCATAACGTCTCGCAGTGGAGTAGTCAAGCCTTTTTTTCCTCTACCTCAATAAGCTGTGATAGATGCCTCTCCGCCGAGGTGCGATAGAGATGCCAGCCGCCACGGACACACTGCCAGACGGGTTCTTGGCGTGTGTCCCAACGGGCGATCTGATAGCCTAAAACCTCGGCGTTCACCCCCCATATCATAGCGCATAGGATATGGGATTGACTAACCGCAAGTATCAACCCACGCCCCTCCGATAGGGCGATCTTTGCACCGACAACACAGTCCGAAGGGATGGGTACGCTAGGAGCTTTGATCGAGCGATGACGCATTGTCAGAGATGGATGAGGGTGAGTGACTTGTCGTTGACCCTGATGCGTTGGTAGGTAGCCTATGCAAAAGACAGTCTCGATTCCGCAGTACTCCTTTCTTTCGCTATCCGTTTTGATGCGGTGTCAAAGTAGTTTGCGTCTATCTCGATGCCGATAAAGTCCCGCCCACACCGAACAGCTGCAACACCCGTAGTCCCCGATCCCATGCAGTTATCCAGCACAACATCACCCTCTGTGGTGTAGGTACGGATCAGATACTCCATGAGAGCCACGAGCTTTTGCGTTGGGTGTATGGTGTTAGTGTCGTGCGCAAACCCGAAGACGGATCGGGGGTAGCGGCTGCCATCGGCGGAACCGGACATCCCAGCGTTACCGAACTTTCGATAGTTATCCGACAGCCTGCCCGGTAGACACTGGCGTTCGCTTGAAGAGTGACCGAAACTCTTTTGTGGGTAGTATCTCGGCTTGCTCTTGCAAAAGAGTAGAACCGTCTCGTGCGATCTCAGTGGCCTATCATTCGCTTGCAAAAAGTTTGTTGCCTTGCTCTTCTCCCAGACCAGATCATATCGAAAAAGGTCTCTCGCAGCCATCACAAGATCGCTGGCAAACGGCTGGGTTGCTGTAAGCACTATCGCCCCGTTGGGCTTTATGGTGCGTCGGTATTCCTCCCATAGCGCGTCCATCGGGATCAAGACATCCCAGCTGTTTGCCGTGACCCCATAAGGTAAATCGGCAAGAATCATATCTACCGATCCGTTGGGTAGGCTTGGCATAATCTCCAAGCAATCCCCATGGTATAACTCCATGTATAGGTGTGCTTTATGTTAAAGGCGTATCCCATTCCCCACCTTGTGCGATAGGGAAAGGCTCAGAAACCTCACCGCTCTCTATCCCCCTAAGTAGCGTCTCGGTTAGCTTGTCCCAATCACCAACGATTATCGCCCATTCGCTGGACACCTCGGCCATCTTGTCTATGCTGGCGCGTAGCTCGGGAATCGCTTCTACCAGCAAATAGCAACGGCGGAAATCGGCCCAGTCTAACGGGTGCGAATACTCTGATTCAGGGAGGATATTCTTCCCCGTTAGCACTGACAGCATCGTCTTTGAGCTTACCCCTGTATAGCCCCATTCTAACCATATCTCGATCTTCTGATCCAGTGACATACTCGGTTGCGGTGTTGGGCGTATCCATGTCTTTGGACAGTACCGATGCTCCCACTCAAAGGAGCGGAGAAGGGCGGCCAGTCCGCCACATCTTGGCGAGATAGGCAGCCAACAGCTTCCATCTCGTCTATCAGCATCCGGTCGTCCGCGTCCAGCATATACGGCAGATAGTCTTCAATCCTTGGCTCTGGTGTCATGGCGTTTCTCCTGTGGTCATGTCGAAGGCGATTACGTTTTTGGTCATCAGTTTCACCAGCATCTCGCTATGAACCTCTTCAAACCAGACTGGCACCTCTATCGCTGTTTTTTTGGTCGCGAAGATTTCCTCACCCGCATACTCGTAGAGGCATAGATAACGCCCTTTCGCACGGACGACCGAGCCGATGACGTTATCCGGTGAGCCGCAGCTAACGCTGCTGTCATCCGTCTGCATGATGAGCAGCGGGTTGAGAGTGAGGGATACAGTGGCTTGCTCCATAGGCTCCCCGCACAACGCCAACCACGTTACATCCCATCGCTCGCGGAACCAGCCCTCAACCCACTCTCGTGCCTCATCGTAGCCGTCAAACTCCGCTTCCTCGTCGTCGTACTGGTCAGCGTGGTCGTAATACCGAACCAACGCGCTCCAGTTGCCGCCCTCACACATCTCCATCTCCGCGTGGCCCACGATCCTCTCACCAACGAGGACACGCAGCTTGTACGGCGGGCCGGTCGCTGGTATCTCGATAAACCGAACGTTAGGTTTCTGAAAAAAAGCACTCATAACTATTTCCCTGCGATTAGTTTTGCGGCATCCCGTGCGTGTTGGCTGCACGGCTTGGTGATACCTGTGGCGGCTCACATCATGCTGCGATCCCCTGTTTGGTCATAATAGGGCTGGCTCTATGTACTGATTGACCAATGGCTCGATCTCTGATGCAGGGATCATCTCCCGGATTATAGCGGCGTGTTGAGCCGCTGTCGCTGTCCATGCCGATGCCCATGCCGCTGTCCATGCCGCTGTCCATGCCCGTGTCCCTGCCGCTGTCCATGCCGCTGCCGATGCCGATGCCCATGCCGCTCCCAACGCCGCTGCCCATGGCGCTGTCCATACCTCTGTCCATACCGCCCCCGTTGCCGCTTTCGCTGCCTGTGCCGCCCACGCTATCGCTTCCGCTCCCTCTCCCACTGTCCGCCCCGCTTTCGCTGCCACTTCTCGTGCTGCTGTCCATACCTCCGTCAGTCTATCCCCCGATGCCTCCCCGTTGACGTACCGCTCTGCTACTATCACCGCTTCCCTGCTACGCTCATCCTCCAGCAAGTCCCACACTGTCCGACCATCACTGAGTGTAGTCTCGCGTACAAATCGAACCGCTAATAGGCGTAGCGCGCGTTGGTCGTCATATCCTATCTCATATAGTGCGCGTATCATATACTCCCCGTTCTCTCCCCCCGTCCACCAATCGGCGAACGTCTCGTACTGACGTGCTTCTTTGATACCTGCGTCGCAAGCTGTCCCTGTAAACTTGTCACTCCAGTGTGTCATGCTCTTGCTCATGATTGATCCTGTTGTTAGTTCCCCTGATTTCGAGGGGGTTGGCGTTAACCCCAAAGGTTAACGACTCTCGTTACCCACCCCTTCTTTTGTCCCGTTGCTTCTTCCTCTCAGCAACTGCTCGATCTATCTCCTTGCTCCACACGCCCTCATCGCTTAGGTAGCCATCGAGGGCGAACTCAATCCCATCTATCGCGATCTTCCCGACGCGTGAACCTCGCTCAAACTCCACGCACTTGCTATCCTTTGCATACGTGCGCTTCCCTCCTAACTCGACCCTGATGGAGGATTCGTTTTTATCGGCGATGATGGTGACCACAAGGTCATCGTCGGTGTTGTCGCCGTGGAATATCTCCTGCATCGCCACCTTGAGAAAAGCCACGCAATCGGTGGCATCGGATACGGCCTGCTTCTCGTTCATCTCTGGCTTGTTTGTGATGTATCTCTCCCAATATCCCCGAACCTCTTCGGCGGGGATCAACTCCCTGCAAGAGTGCGTCTATCGTCCAGTTAAAAGCGTTCATCTCCCACCCCTCCCTGCGATGAGCTTGGCGGCGTCGCGTGCGTGTTGGCTGCACGGCTTGGTGATACCTGTGGCGGCTCGCATCATAGCGGGTGTCCACTTGGCCGTTGTCGGGCGCACCATCATGGGGCTGATCCCCAGCGTCTTGCAGTGCTGCTCCAGTAGGTCGGTGTCGCGCTTGACACTCCCAACGTTCTGGGCGATTCGCTGCATCGCTTGACGTGATACACCCCGATCAAAAACGGGGCGATTCATCCGTGCATCCTCAACCCATATCTTGACCCGTGCCGCCCCATGTCCTTGTACGATCTTGGTGAGTAACGCCATCGTATCCAGCAAGCCCTTTGTCGCTACTTGCATCGCGCTGCGCCCCACCTTCCATGCTATCCCGCATCTCGTCCCGGGGTCTATCCCTATCAGTACGCGCTCCGGTTCGGGGCGGTCGCCCTTCTTCCCGTTCCGTTCTCTTCTATCTCGCAGTGGTTCAAGTGCTATAAGCATATTTGGGTTCTTCATCTACTTTTTGAACTGTTAAGTAATCCTTAATGGTTGTGTGTTAGTGTAGGTTAAAAAGCGCACCTTGTGCGCCGATCTCAATATCTGGATACATCGTATCGGTAGGGCATGCCGATACGCTCGCAATCATTGGCTCTGGTGCTGTCGGCGGAACCTCTTCTCGGAATCGCTTGGCCAACGGGCTTTCCCGTAGATGAGCCATCGCCGTGGTAAACCGCAAGCCCCAGCCGTTCAGGCCGAACAGCATCATGTTGATCTGTGCCATCCGTGTGCAATCCAGCGAGATGTCTTGGCCGTAAAAAAGCACAAGCCCCATTGCCACCATCCATGTCGGGAACTCTGATGCTGCGGCCAGTAGCATCCCACCACTACCGACACAAGGGTCATGGACGCACACAGGATCGTAGTGATCCATCACCTTCGGTAGCATATGCTTTGCCACATACTCACCGATCTCCGGTGTGATCCAGCCCGTCCGCTCTCCCATCATCATCGCGTGCATCGGATCGTGCTGCAACGCTCGCTCCATCCGTTGATATACCAACGCAGGGGCATCCGCCATTATCGTCTTTGCGATCGTCACGCACATCTCCCACGGGGTAAAAAACTGGCCAGCACTGATACTTGGGTTGCCTACCTCCATGTAGAGCGGGCCAAGTAGATCGTAGATTTCGGGCGGCTCACTCCCAATCGGGGCCGCAGTCTCAAGTAGTAGGGAGTAGGCATCGCAAAGGTGCTGGAAATCATCTGCGTACTTGCCCTGTATCCACTGCCAATCTTCAGCGATCTCTGGCGGGTCTTGCGCGATCTCCCCTGTGTCATGGAGCGATTGAGCGTGGACTGGCATCATCCGTAGCGATGCTTCCGTAATGAAGAGCCAATCGCTCCAAACGTCACTCAGACGAAGCCCCCTGCCGTCTGCCGCTTCCTGCAACGCTTTGGCAATAGCCATCATCTGGGCTCTGCGTCGTTTGGTCATAGCTCTCTATCCCTCCCAGTAAGGTCGCCATCCCACTGCCAGAATCCCTTGCGTGGTGATGGTGGTGATGGTTGGTGTCATGCTTTCAACTCCCCCATTACACCACGACGTACACGGTCGTCCACACGCTCGCGTTGGGCCTCTAGGGCCATCTCAAGCCCTGCACGCAACTTGTGATACGTTGGGTGTGGGAACGCTCGCTCCAGCTTCCTGTGGCGGTCAAGTAATACGAGTAGCAACTGCTCGGAAAGCCATCCTTCTTCCGGCTCCCCATCCGCATTCTTGTAGGCAAACACGAGCTCGCTGTAGGTATCTGTGTAAACGGGCTTGCCCTGCTGGAATGCCAAGTAGTTGCGTAAGGTGTAGCAGTGCGCTCCGTCGTAGCGATCCTCAGTATCCACCCATACCGATGCCTCGTCCGATGGATAGACCGCGCCAACAACTTCAATTTTCATCTGTTCCTCCTTAGCATGCCAACGCTCCTGTTGGCATCGTTTTCGATACTCCGATGGCCTCTGCTCTAAGCTGCCCCAAGCATCTGCCTCGGTGAGATGAATACTCCTGCCGAGGCACCTCACCTCCTCTGGCTCCACCAGTAAATCCTTGCAGAACCGCAGCGTGTAGATGCCGTTGCGATGATCCACGGCCAGCACCTCAGCCTTGCACGGCATGTTATAATCCAGGTTCGATTGATACCATACCACCTGCCCGACCTCGACATCTCTCACATCCCTATACATGCCGTCGTCTCCACTCTCTTGCTGTTGTTTCGCTTCCTGCGTCATAGCTTTGTCTCCTGTGTCTGTTGTCCCACATTGATGAATTTTGGCTGCTCAACCTGTCGGAGTTTCCGAAGCGTCGCTCTCATCCAACACCGTGTGGAGCCGGTTGATCTCCGGTGTCCACAGCTCTGGGTCAACTGCTGTCGCGCCAGCACGTGCCGCTTCCCGATCCTCCTCCAGTGCTTGCAGCACTGCTGCCAACGCCATCTCCAGTGTAGTAACGCGATCCTCCTGCGCCAATAGCTCCATAATCAAGACATCTTCGCGGTCGCAAGCCTCTATGGCATACTCATCGAACGCCCGCTGTATCTGCTCGTTGGCTTCGGCCAGTTGCTCCATCTTACGGCCAAGCTGGAGCGAGTCCCTGCGGTAGCGGTTTGCTTCGCCCTTAGCGGCCTCCAGCTGCGCTTGTAGCCGCATCCTGTCCAGTAGCTCACCCCCCGCCGCTGCGTTGACTGTAGGCACTCCCTGCGCCGTATCAGAGCCATCGTCCTGCGTCCGTGGGTTGCCCGCTGGCAGCTGCGGTGCTGCTGGCCGCCACTCCCATTCTGGCAGCCTATCCCCCACCTCGTGCCGCCACCCCCATACGGGCTTGTCGTAGCCCTCCACACGATACACTCCGATCGCCTCGCTGTTGAGCCTGTTCGCCTGCAGTTGCTCCATGTACCAGCTGTAGGGATAGACCCGCACCTTGCCCTCGGCCTCTCTCTCACCGCCGAAAAAGTCGGCGGGTGTCCATGTCGCGAACCGCACACTCACCAAGAACCGATCAAGTCCCGCTGCGAACTGCTCGTCCGTCCACCCGCGCTTGCGTAGCATCTCCCACAGCAGACGCACCTTCAGCACGTCCGCCGTAGGAGGGTCTCCCTTGCGCCCGATGTAGTCTATCCCGAAGATGCTGCCGATCTGTGCGATGCCTGCTGCGAACACCGCCTGCGATAGCGGCTCACCCTCACCACCCGCCAGCACCAACCCCAACTCAACGCCCTCGTGGGACATCTGGGAGAGATGCTGCGAAGTCGGCGTAGTCTTCTTCTCGGAGTGGCTTAGTGCTGTACTCTCGACGGCGTTGGTAGTCCGTCGTAGGTCGCGCTGTGCCTGCTGTAGATGCTGATTGATCTGATCCATGTCCTGACCCCGTTTTTTGCCTGTAGGTGTACGCCGATTTGATCCCCGACCGCCAGTTCCGAATCGCTATCCCGTTCCGATTGATCCATCCGGTAGCTGTGTAGCTCTCGGCGATCTCCCATGCGATGTCCGGCGGCACGCCACCCATCCCGCTTGCCCATGCCCTGACATCGTCCTCGGTCGGCGGTTGTTGGTGAGGGTCGTTGGGGTTGATCTGTCCCTTTGACCTCATATCATCCGCACGTGCGCCCGCATCACACGCAGAGAGAGTATTTCTTTCTTTTGAAGGGGGTGTGGGGGAAACTTTTCTTTCTTGCTCTGTCCGCCAAGTGTCCGCCAAGTGTCCGCTGTTTCCCCGTTTTTCCGCTGAAATCCCCGTTTCTTGTCCGCCAAGTGTCCGCCAAGTGTCCGCAACACCAACCAACTGTCCGCCGTTTCCTTGTTTTTCGGCTGGAATCGCCGTTTTTTGTCCGCGCTGTCCGCCAAGTGTCCGCGCTTTTGGCGTTTTTGGCGAGGAATCCCCGTTTTTTGTCCGCCAAGTGTCCGCGATGTGGGCCGCTGCCCGCGTCTTCCCCCATCCCCAACGTCGTGCTGCATCCCGTGCCGATAGTGGCTCCCCTCGGTGCAGATGGTATAGCACATCAGCCGTCGCCACGCTCTCGTGAACCGGCCCATCCGTCCCCCCCGTCAGCCGCTCCAGCATATCCCGCACAACGACCCAGGGCAACAACATTGGCTCGCCGTGATCGAGTCTATCGCTGTCATAGTGAGGTCTGGACATAGGGTATAGGAGGATCGCAAGCGGAACACTGGAGGAGTGTATCTCCATCGAGACATCGCCCGGAATCGAACCGAGCCAGACCGCAATCTTTCTGAACGAGCGGCCTGAGTGCCTGTCACTGATGCCAGGCCCCGCCTACGGGCGGGGATGCCGGGACGGTCTGTGTGGCTACTTGTCCGGCGCAAGCCACTCGGGGAAGGAAAATCCCGGCCACACAGACTATCGCTGCACGAAAAGATGGTCGAATGCCATCCGGTTGATACTCACACTCGCCTCGTGGCTGTTGTACCGTACCACCGCCGTTCCCCCCTTCACCTTGTCGTACAGATAGCCAACGCTATAGGCTGCTACGCCGATGGTAAGGCCGATTGCCAGCCAGATCAATGGCCAGCGTAGTGCGTCAATCACGCGGTCGCGCCGTAGCCCCGCAACGCTGTAGTTGCCGCTGGTTGAGCCGCTGTGATAGTCTCGAGGGTCAAACTCTTCGTGAGAATCGTGGTATATCATAAGGCTTACTCCCTGTCCCGTCGGATTTTATCCGTAGATTGCGTGTGAGGTTCCGCCGATTCCGGCGGAATCCTTGTCCCAGCCATAGCGCAGTTCGAGTGCGCTATGGCCTTTTTTTATCTGCTCTCGTTGCGACATCATGGGATTCCCCGCAGCAGCTTGCTCTTAAAGGCTTGCGGGCTATCCTGCACCAGCCCGTATGACGCAGACCCTTGCCGCCGCTCCAACCGCTCCCTCCAGTCCATCAGTACCGACAGCCGGATGCGGGTGTCCGATCCTGCTGGGTACGTCCGTATGCCATGCTCGCGTATCATGCGACGCAAGACCTTCGGCGAACAGCCCCATATAGCCGCTGCCTGCGGGATGCTAAGACCTCGGTCACTCTTCATCGTCATAGTCAGAGGAGATGTCTGGTGAGTAGATAGACGATGCTCAACATCGCCATGATGAACAGCCCGTTGCCGATACCTCGCAGAA